TCCGCCTGCTGGGTCGCCATGTTCATGGCGTTGGCGCCGCGCATCCCTTCCGGACTGAAGGAGTGCGCGAGGTCTTTGATCCGTGCCATCTCGTCGGTGGCTGCGCCGAAGAGTTGCTTGCCAATGCCGATGGCAAAGCCGACGCCCGCGAGCGATGTCAGCGCGGACATCCCGCCTTGCAACTTGTTGAGGGACTGCATCGCCTGGTTAACTCCGGCGGTGACGCCGGAACTGTCCGCGGTCAGGGTGAGGACTGACTTGAACTCATTGGCCATTGATGCGCCCCATGAAGTCCTCAATGCCACGACGGCGCCACGGCAGCAGTTGCTGTGGCGCCTGGTTGGTCATCGCGCAGGCAAGCGTGGCGAGTAGGTACTCGATCCGCTCCAGCGTGGTGTGCTCGCTTGCGAGTGCGGCGTCGGCGTCTAGGTGTGGCATCAGTCTCCAGAGCCGCTTCTCAGCGGCGGTGTAGGGTGTGGGCGAAGCACCTCCTGCGCGAGCGTGTTACCGTCCGCGGCATCGAGGTCGAGCGCCTCGTCCCTGGTGAGGTCTGCGCCGCCGACATGGCGCACGCAGCGAACCCACCAAAGCTTGTCGGATGTGTCCGCCTCCACCGTGTCGCGGAGGGTTGGCCTGCGGACCTCAAGGGTGAGCGACGAGTACTCAAGGATGACGGGTCGGTAGGTGGTCATACGGTAATGCTGATCGTTTCGGAGAAGCTGATCGAGTAGATGACCGCATCGCTGCCGTCGTACTTCAAGTCCGCGGCGGTGATGATGACCTTCATGGTCGTGCTCCCGCCAGCCGCGTCCGTGATGACGAGTTCGGCTGGCGCTGCCAGGTCGATGGCTTCGATCGAGGTCGTGAAGTTTGCCGACAGCGTTCCGAAGTACGCATCACAGGAGCCGCTGCGCTTCACGCGACCGGGACCGCTGTAGATCTTGGTATCCGAGATCGACGTCATATCGAACTCTGCCGCCTGGCGCGACATGGTGATGTTCCGGACTGGGATACCGTTGGCGGTCCCGGCCCCGATCTTAAAGGTGAGTGTGCCGCCGTAGCCAGCCATTGCGCGAGTTGCCATCAGGTTGTCTCCATGACGAGGAAAGATGTAGTGAGAGTTACGACGCGCTCGGCGTCCCCTTGCCCGTCGTCGGGCGTTGCCATACCGGAGGACATCGATGCCGACGTCAGGACGAAGTCGAGACTGCCGACCCCCCACTTGCCGTCGATCGCGCCGCGCACACTCCACGCGAGATCCCACGCGGTGATGAGTGAATCGGCGACCGCTTCCCAGCGGACCTCGATCGCGGTGACCTCGTTGATTCTGCCGTCGGTCTCGACGCTGAAAGAAGCGCTGGTGATTTCGTACGACATCGCTGGCGTGGGGTCACCCTCGCGCCGCAGGTCGGGACTCAGGACGAGACCCGCCACGGTGGTCGCGCGGGTGTAGAGCGCTTGATAGAACTCTGCTCCTGCCACGCTCATTGCTGCCACCAGTCGGCGTTCGAGAACTTCGGCTTCGCCGCCCCGGCCTTGCGTCCGTCGATCTGATACCACGCGAGGCGCTGCGCGTGTTGCGCTGCGATGGCTGGCAGGCGTTCCTTCGCGAGCCGCGCGATGGGCTCAGAGATGTGCCGACCGAGGATGCGCTTCCGGTTTGCGATGACCCCGCCGCGCGCGGACTTCATCGCTGACTGCTTGCTTGCCCAGGCTGCGCGGCGGTGCGCCGTGTCGGCTGGGTTGTTCTGTCGGAACCACACGCGCGCTTGATGGCGCACCTGTGCCACGCGCTGCCGGGAGTACTTGGTTCCATCGGTTCCCATCCGCACCTCGTGCGCGATTTGTTCTTCCCCAGTCACGCGGGCTACCTCGTCCTCGCGCTTCTCCGTGTCGCGCGCGCGCGCGTCGCGTGGGGTGTAGACCGAGTTCGATCCCCCGCCGTAGTGCTGGTATCCGCGCTCAAGCAGATGCCACAACTTGACCGAGCCGCCGCGCTTGTAGTTCGTTCCCACCATCACGGTGGCCACGCCCTTGCGCCCGCCGCGCTGACCGACGAAGACGCGCACCTCTTGGGCTGCCGCGATCTTCCTGGTGATCTTGCCACGGCGGCGCTTGGCCTTGCGCCAGGCGCGGCGCAGTTCGTTTCGTACTGGGTTCGCTGCATCGCGCGCGGCCTGTGCGTAGACCTTGGCGCGACCCGCGAGGGTGAGCCGTTCGATGTATCCGTTGATCACCTTCAGGTCGACCTTGGCTGCGATCATGGGACGATCTCCGCAGCAAGGATCCGGAGGCGCCGCTTGCGCCCCGCGTCCGGATCGGTCACGCTCATGATGTTGTAGATCGACAGGCTGACCGTGTGCTTTAGCCGACCCTTCGCCACGACGCTCGCGTGGTACGAAGACTCCACCGAGATGTCGGTCCGCACGGACACACCAAGATCGTCAAGGACCTCGCGCTGTGTCGGTGTGATGGCGCAAGCCAGAGTGACAACGTCCGACCACGTTACCGTCTGCTGGCCTGCGACATCAGTGCTGCGGCTCGGCGTCTGGTAGATCATGCGTTCGCGTCGGTATCCAGCGCCAGCCATGATTCATCCGATGCTGTTGGGGTTGAACATCCGTCTGATGCCGTCAGTGAACCAGGTGGACGGCGAGACAACATCGTCGCCGCGGAACCCATAGAGCTGACCGACCTTCTCCATCAGCGCGATCTTCTCGACCTGGGTGATGGTTGCCGAGATCCGTCCAGTGGCTTCCGTGTGCTCGCTCATCGCTGCGTCGATCTGTGCCTGTAGCACAGCATCATCCGTCGCGTGTGCGATGTTCAGCCAGGCCTTGCACTCTGCTACGGTTGGTACTGGCATAGTTCCCCTTGCGCTGCCGGGACGGTCCGAAGACCGCCCCGGCTGCGAGGATGGCAAGTAATCAGGTCTTGATGATGACCGGGACAATCGCGGTTGCATCGACGGCCTTGGCGTCGGAGCGCATGCGACTGGTGTAGCGGATGAGTCCGTTGGACATCTGCGACACATCATCGACGGTGAAGCTCAGCATCGAGCGGTCGATGATTCGGTAGCCCGCCTTGAAGTCACCGTACAGGCACGACACCGTAGCAGCGGTTGCTGCCGATGGTGCCCACTCGCTGAGGTAGACAGGCTTGCCGAGGAACAGAGCGACGGCCCCGTCCTTGAGGATGTTCCCGTTCTCACCGTTCAGGAGGTACTTGCCGCTGGCCGCACTGCCGACGACCGCAGCCCAAACAGTTGAGTGCATGAGCCAGGACGCGTTCGCCTGGTACGGGGTTGGCAACTTGTACGCAGCCGTGACCAAGTCCGCCACCGTTGGCAAGCCAACAGCCGCCGTGGTGTACGTCGTTGTCCAGGTCGCAGCGAAGGCGCCCATCGGCTGGCTGGAGCCAGTGCCGTTGATGTAGTAGTTCTCCCAGAGTCGCGAGTGAGCACGCCCGTGCTCGCTCACCACTTGGCTTGCAACATCCCACACGGTGTCTTGCAAGGCCTCTTCCGTGACGTCGGTCAGCGCGCCGGACTTGTAGCTCTTGAAAGAGAGCTTGGTCGCGGTGAAGTCGGTCGATGTGTACGCCGCCTTTTCTGCCAGCAGAACAGCGGTCTGGCGCGTGCCGATCACTTGGATATCGGTATCGAGTCCGCGGGTCTCGACGGTTGCGAGGCTACGCATCACGGACTCTTGGTCGAGCGCCTTGACGAACTCACCGCTGAGGGTCGGCATCGTTTGCCCGGCGGTGGCGTTGCCACCCGTCACGCTCAGACCGATGGATCGGTTCTGCTTGAAGCCAGTGCGGAACCACTCGCGCTGCTCGTCACGGACTGGAGGCGTGATGCGACGAACGACGGCAAGCGGTGCCGACGGTGCGACTGCCAACGGTGTGGCGGCGCGGTTGGTGAATGCAGCCTGGGCGCCAGCGATGCGCTCCTCGCACTCGGTGACTTCGTCCATGATGGCGAACTGACGTTCATCGGTGGCGGTGTTGTATTCAGCGTTGAGCTCGGCGATGCGAGCACGATCTTCTTTGACGGACATAGCGGGTTTCCTTTGGTGGTTGCGGACGGTTGCTGACGTACCGGGGTACGCAGCCGATTCGACCAAACTCACCTCATGGAGCGTGGCCTTAGTGATCGTGCGGGACGTATTGCCGTCCCAGATATCTGAGAGTGCGACGAAGCCGATCGACATCTGGTCGACCACCCCGCGGCGAATGAGGTCGCGGATCTCGTCCGCGCGCGCGCTCGTACCCAAGTCGGCTACGAATGCGATCCCCTTCGCGTCCTCTGTAATCGTGAGCGATCCGCTGCGCGTGTTCGCGAGTGGGTCGGTGTGGTCGTGCATCCACCACAGTGAGACGTTCCCGTCCGGCTGTAGTGCGCCCGGCTTGATGCGTTCGCGGAACGTGCGTCCGCGCTCGGTGATCGGCAGCGACCAAGAGTCGAACAGCGCCGCGTATCCGCGGACCGTCCCGTCGGTAGTCGGTGCCAGTTGTGCGCGGAGTTCTCGCATCATTGCAGACCGTCCGATTCGATGGTGATGCCACTCATCACTGGCCTCGGATCCCAGAGACCAGGCAGCGGCGAGTAGCCAAGGCGAACGCGGACGTCGTTCGGACTGAGCACGCCGACCTCGACGAACTTTCCGTACGCCTTGCCAGCGGTTCGGAAGTCTCCTTCCAAGACGGGCGACCAGTCCCAACGAACACGAAGACCAGGTCGCAAGAGCTTGTTACTGATCTCCGCTTCCCAGGTCGTGGCCCAGATTTCCAAGCACGACGAGACGTACGACTGTGCGATCTCTGGCTGCGTGCGCGCCTCGCTCATGTCGAGGTACGCGGCTGGTACGCCGAACATGTTCGCGACCACGCGCGCGCCCGCGGCGCGGAGCTCGATCATGTCCTTGCCCCACGACGGCGAGAGCGCGGTCACGGTCATCCCTTCGCCGACGAAGATCGGTGTGCCCGCTGCGGCGGCAGTCATGTGTCCCGACATGAAGGCGGTCCGCATGGCGTCGCGGGTCGCAGGCTGGAGAGCGCCGGGATGACTGAAGACAAGCTTGCCGTATCCGCCGCTCCGGGTGTATGCGTTCCAGGCTGCTTCGGTTTGCGCGACTGCGTCGAGGCTTGTCGCCGCAGCGCTCAGGACACTTGTGCCCCAGTACGGATTCCCTGGACTCGGCGCACCCTTGAAGTGCAGCATCGAGGCGTAGTCGATCTCGGTGCCGGAGTAGGTCCAATGCAGCACGCCGTTACTGTCTTCGTTCAGGCTGACGGCTGAGCTCGCCAGCGGACGCAACGCGACGGGCTGGCCCATCGAGTCGGTCACGATCTGCGCGAAGGCGTTGCCAGACAGCAGCGCTTCCGAAGCCATCCATCGGCGGAAGTCTGTTCCGCTTAGCTCGGCCTGCGCCGCATTCGTGAAGAGCGCGGTGATCGTCGAGTCTTCGACCATCATCTGCTCGGCGTCGCGCACCACCAGTGGGCAGCGCGCGACATCGTTCGCGATCAGGTTCATGCATCGCTGCACGGACGGCAGCGCCGCGACGTCTGCTCGGACGTAGTTCGACGGAGAGTCCCAACCGATATTCATCGGTGCAGACTTGAAGCCGAAGAGCTTGAACAGACGGTTCATGCGAGTAGTAACAACAATCGCGGCAGCGATGTCAATGGGTTCCCGTTGCAGTGCGGCGGAGATTCTCAGAAGGAGATCTTGCCCGGGTCGCCGTACAGACTCTCGGTCATGAGCTCGCGATCGTTGAGCACCTTGATGCACATGCAGCACGCGGTGACGGCGTCGATGTTGCTGGTGCTGCGCCCCTTGCTTGGCACGCTCAGACCTCGGTCGGTTGGCACCGCGCGCGTGTGCGACAGGTTCGCGCGGAGCACCGGATCGGGTGCGAACTGGATGCGCCGACCGCGCACGGCGTCGCTCCAAATTGCCCACGCCGAGCCCATGTAAATGTGCGACTGAGGAGCGCGCGACCAGCGCCATCCGTGTCGCTTCTCCATCGCCTCGCACCAGGCGGGCGCCTTCCCTGCTGGGTCCGCGACCCAGTGCCGCAGGTCAACGATCGACGCGATCGCGATGGTCCGCGCCTCCAGTAGCGAGTAGTCAATGGTGTTGCCGCAGACCTCCAAGAGACCCGCGTCCCGCCACTCGCGCAGCGGCTGTCGGCACTTGACTTCGTCCGCTTCGATGTTGGTCCCGGCCCAGTAGTGGTACGACCTGGAGCGGATGCGGACGCCGTCCCACACCGACACATTGATCGAGGTCAGGTCCGTCTGCTGACCGCTCCAACCGCCCTGGCTGAAGTCGACTCCGACCACTGCCGGGAAGCCGCGGAAGTCGGAGAGATCCCAGTCCTCGACGCACGCGTCGAACAGACTCAGCGGCATGGCACCGGCCAGGTCATCCGTGAAGGTCGCGAGGAACTGGGTGTAGAACTCGTCGCGATCGTTCGGTGCGCCGGGATCCAAGAGCAGCGCCTTGCCGAGCGTGTAGTCGCTGAGCTGCTTCGTGATGCCGAGGCTGGGGTGCGCCTTGTACCACGCCTCCGGATCGTCCGGTCGATCGGTGGTGTCGATGCCGAAGATCATCCCGGCGATCCCTGGCGGCGGCGAAGTGTTCTCGTCGTAGGCGCGCTCCAGCAGTCCGATGGTCGTGCCGTATCCGCGGCGGCGCTGATCCTTGTCCGGCGTCGTAACGATCAGCGCCTGGCAGCCCGGCACCTTGCTGATCGAACTGAGCGCGCGCGCGTAGGTCTCGTCTTCGATGCGCGCCGCCTCGTCCAAGACGACGAGCGTGGGCAGGATTCCGTCCGCGTTCTTAGGGGTCGATGGCTTGCACTTGACCACCCCGCCAGCGTGGTGGGCCGCGGCAATGACGAGCGACGACAGACCACCGACCAGGCGCCAAGACGGGTCGTCCGCGAGGCTGACCTTCTGCCGAAGCCAGACGTCTTTCGCGCGCTCCATCTGCGTGGCGAGGACCACGATCTCGATCGGCGAACGGCCCGCGCGCGCGGTCCACTCGACCAGCCAAGACGCGAGGATCGCCACCATCTCCGTCTTGCCCGCACCCCGCGCGACCTGTATCGCGAACACCCGAACCACCGGAAGGTCGGCCTGATCGCGCCACGAAACGAGCGTGGCGAAGGCTAGGTACTGCCACGGGAGGAGCGTGATCTTGAACCGCTCCCGCGCGTACTCCACCAGGCTGGTCAGGCGCTCCTCATCCCACACGTAACCAGCCGACTTTGGTGCCGCCCGCGCGGCCAGCCACTGGGAACTGAAGGCGCGTATGCGGGTGTTGTAGCGCTTGCCCTTCAGCGCTTCGTGAGCGTAGGCGTCCGCAATCTGGAGCGCTCCGGCGGGCGCTTTGCGTGACCGTCTGATGGGCGTTTTCTTATGCATTGGGGGTGTTTTCCTTATGCATTGGCGGCGTTTATCCGTGGGTTGACCTCGTCGGTACTTCAAACCCCTCGCTATAGGGGGGCTATAGGGGGGGGCTCATAATTGAAAAACGGATCGCTACTTGGTCAGCCGCAGCGCCTCCAAACGCTCATGGCAGTCACGGCAAACTGCGACCAAATTATTTGGGTCGAGCCGCAGCACGACTGACTCGGACCAAGGAACGATGTGATGCACTTCAGTCGATGGTCGACCGCAGTTCTCCTGGCACATCGGATGGTTGGCGCGCGTGGTCCGACTCAACCGAAACATCGGTCGACCACTGCCCTTGCCAGTGTGGGCTGACCGCACGACGGGCGCCTTGCGCGCGTGGATGCATTGGGGTTCACGTCTCATTCCACACCTGGTCGAGTTGGTAGGCGACTCGGTCCTCGTCCTCGCTTCGCCAGACTGCCAGCCACGGGTGTCGGTCCTGTCGCATGAGGACGAGCGGCGTGACGCCTGACGCGTCGGCTACTGCCTGGCGCATGAAGGCGGCGGTCGTGTTGTGAACGCTTAAGGTGACGTCCGGCGGGCCAAGCCTAAGCAGTTGGACGCGCAGGCGGCTGAACTCGCAGATGTGCAGCCCATCGCGCGTGACCACCAGCGGATACGCCGCTGCCGCGGTGTGAAGCTTGGCCAGTCCGCGCCCGTACAGTTTGACCTCCACGTGCAACTGGAACAGAGCGGGCGCGCGCGGGCACCAAACGTCCGCCGTGGCCTTGCCCCAGCGTTGCGCGGTGCGCTCCCACTTCCACCTGGTCAACTCAGTGAGGTGCGCGGCAGCGTCCAGTTCGCCCCGTTTGCCCTTCATACGGCTGTTGGTGGGAAGGCTCATCCTTCCCCCGCATACATCGCGCGCTCGATGTCTCGATCGGTTACGCATCGGTGCGCGGCGGCAAGATCCTCGATGGTGTCGCGCCGTTGTGGCGCGTCTTCGAAGTGCACGCCCATGCTGTCGCGCCGGACGACCATGACGGGCCGTCCGTACGTCACGCGCGC